GGTGGCGGTGAAGGTCGTCGAACGGATACAGCACATAGAACGATCGCCATGCGTCGAGCTCGGCTGCGCTCAGGCGATCGATCTCGGCAAGCGATTTTCCGAGAGCAAGACCTAGGACGCAGCGGAACCAGTGCTCTCCGCGGCGGGCGTATTCGCTTTTCCCGGCGCGCGGTTGACCTCCAGCACCGCGGGCAGAAGTGCGGCGACGCCGGCCGCGGTGAGGTTTCGAGCTTGCTCGAAAGTGAGCGCGGCGCCGCCGGACTCGTCGCACAGGCAGCGCGCGATGAGCCGCTGTTGCGCCTGTGTCCGTACATCTGCGTCGGGACTCTCGCGCTCCTCCTGGAATTTCGCGAGGTCCTGTGCGGAGAGTTGGCGGAAATGCAGGGTTTCGACACTGCCGTCCGGCATCGTGACCTGCTGCGGGATCGGGGTTGCGCTGATGAACAGCGCGGAATTGAGCTTGGTCATACTTCCCTCGTGGGAGGCGGGCCGGGGTCAGTCGGCCCGCGGGTTGGTTACGGGGCCGGGGCGTTGTACGCCCAAGTGACGGTGCCAGAGCGCTGCAGCGTCATCGTGCCGCGCACGATTTCGTTGGTGGCGATGTCGAAATTCAGATCGGCAATGTAGGCGTTGAACTTCGCGGACGTGCGGCCGGCCGGCGCCACCAGCTCATCGGCGCTGTTCAGCACCGGATCCGCGGTGCCGTCGCTCAGGCAGATCATCCACTCCACCACGTCGCCGGCGTCCTTCAGATCGTTCAGGAACTGGTGCGACGAGTTGGTGGGGATGAAGTTGAACGGGACGGACACCTGGCCCGGGTTGCCCAGGCCGCGGGCGTACTCGCGGTCGACGGTGGCGTCCAGGCAGGTGGTTTCGATTTGGTCGGCAGCGCCGCCCAAGCCGGTGATGCCCGTGGGGCAGGCGATCTTGAGCACCGCGGCAACGCTGGACGACAGCGCGTCGACGGTGAACAGCTCGGTGCCCTGGGTCTTGACGATGCCAGTGGTCATGCTTGCGGTCCTCTACGGGGTGGGGTGTTGCGGGCTGGTGATTGGGCGGCGATCATCGCCGGGTGATGAAATCGGCTTCGAGCCCGACGCGGTACAGGCGGGTTTCGGGGTCGCGATTGGTCAGTATGATGCGGTTGACGATCAGCTCGGAATCGAGCGCGGCGCGGACTGCGGCGGCCAAGGTCTCGACAGTCGATTGGTCGGCGGCATAGCAATCGATCTGCGTCGTCGTGAAGTCCGATCCTGGCGCGTCGCTCAGGTTGTCATGCGCGACGCCGGCGACGACCTGCCACACGACATAGGGCCGCGCCTCCGTCTGCGCGACCTCGCCGTGCCGGCCGACGCGGTCGTCGACGATCGCCTCGACCTCTGATGTCCGCAGGGTTTGGTAGACCGGCGGGAACATCAGCGCGCACCCGCCGCCAGCTTTGCCACGACCTTGTCGGTCTGCTTGATGAGTTCGACGGCGGCCACGTCGATCACTTGCTCGCCGACCTCGGCAAGAGCCGGCCGCAGCCACGGCGTCGCGGGCTGGTGCACGCTGCCGTATTCGAGCAGGTTCGCGGTCATCAGCGGATTCGTGCGGACGCCGAGCGCGTTGATGTAGTCGCGTTTCTTGACCCGGACAAGGTATCTCTCGCCGCGACCGCCGAACGGAGCCTTGCCGCGCGTCGCGACGATCCGCTTTTCGAGAGACCCGGTCGACCGCTCGCCGTTCTGCGCGATCGCGGCGCGCAGATTCTGCTTCGCACGGGCGCGCAGAACGCGGGCACCCTTCGCAAGCGCAAGCTTCACGGGGCCGCCGCGCTTGCTCACGACCTCTGCGGGTAGCTTGTTCAGGACCGCGAGCAGCGCGCGCGTGTCGGTTTTCAGCTCGAACTGCATAGTAACTCCTCTGCGTCGGCGCCGACCCATTCGCGCAGCAGCGCGCCGGCCGGGTCTGCGGTGCCGCTGAATCCGTCGGCGTGCCCCATGCCGATTCCGCCGCGGCCGGGTAGGCCCTTCAGCCCGACGACCCGATGGCCGCCGAACAGGTGCCGGCTCGGCGCCTTGCGCCACAGCTCCAGGTCGATGAACTTGTGATTGGTGTTGCAGACGGCCCGGAACAGCGCCAGGGCGCGGCCGCGCATCGCCGTGCTGCACAGGCTCGCGTGCGCGCTGTTGCTCAGCTGACGGCCGACGCGCCGCGGAATGTTGTAGTAGCGCGCACGCGGCTCGCCCACCAGCTCCGCGCGATCCAGCTCCGCGGCAACCGTTTCCAGCCAGTCGGCCGCGTAGTGGTCATCGTCCTCGATGATGGCGACCCGTTCGCCGGCGCCGATCCGAGCCACCCCCGCGCGCAGGTTGCGCGCCTGGGTGTTCTGGCCCGGCTGCCAGTGCGGCGTCGGCCGGATGATCTCCAGCGCCCAGCCGTCGTGCTGGAACGTCACAGGCTGCGGCTCAGGGCCGTCGTCGACGATGACCCAGCGCACGGGGCCGGCGTAGGTCTGGCGCGCCATCAGGCGTTCACAGCGCGCCCATGCTTCGGGCCTGGCTCCGGTGGCGGTGAGCAAGGTCAGCATGCGGGCGCCTCGGCAACGGCGAAAACGTGCATCGGGATCAAGCGTCGGACGCGGCCGGGCTCGCCGTGGTCGTTCAGTTCGACCAGGATCTCGCCGGCCGCGGCCGTCTCAATGCCGACGAACCCGGCGTCCTCCAGCAGCGCGCGCAGGCCGGATTCGGTGTAGCGATAGTAGTCGTCTGGGAACCCATGGATCGGGAACGCGGTCAACGTCGTGACGATCAGCGTGCCGCCGGGACGCAGGACGCGGCGCAACTCGGGCAGCGCCACCCACGGCCGGCGGACGTGCTCCAGGACTTCGGAGCACAGGACGCCAGAGAACCGGCCGGACCATTCGGCCGGCAGCGCGTGGATGTCGGCGACCTCGTCGACACCCGGGCCGGGCTGCATGTCGATGCCAAGCCAGTCGCCGCGGGCAAGGTCGCGATTGCTCAGCCACCACGCCCCCGGCACGTGCTGACGGCTGCCGATTTCGAGCACGCTGTCGCCCAGGCGGCCGGCATGGCGATCGATCCAGCCGCGAACCCGGCCGCGGACGCTGGCCGGCGGCAGCGGCTTGCGGTCACTGGCCATCGTTCGCCCCTTCGGTGCAGCGGATTCGCCACTCGCGGCGGCCGGTGATGTCGGTTTCGGCGGTCTCGATGCCGTAGGTCCGCCCGTCCCACAAGATCCGCCACGACGGCGAAAGCGCCGGGAACCATCGGACCACGATGCGCGCCGCGGTCGTCGCCTGTTTCTGGCCGGACTCCACGAACTCGCGCCCCGGCCCGGTCAGCACTTCGGCCGGCACCAAATCGAGCGGCGTCCCGGAGTCCAGCGCGGCCGTCTCCCAGGTCGTCACCGCCCGGCCTTCGCTGTCGCGGACCGTGGTCTGCGCCTGGAACTCGACGCGGTGCCGGAGGCGTGCGGACAGGTCGGCCACGTCAGACCCCCAGTCGCGCGCGGTACGGCATGAGCTTGATCTCGGCCGCGCGCCGATATCCGCTCATGTCGGCGGGCGTCATGGCTTCGTAATTCGCTTTGACCAGCAGGATCACGCCCTCGACCACGGCCGGCGCAACGGGGTCCTCGCTGCTCGGCGTTTCCTCGCTCACCTCGCTGCTGCTCGAATCGTAGACCGGCGGATATTCGAGAGGCAGCGTCGGCAGCCGCTCGCGATTCATGAACCGCAGCGCCTCATCCTCGGCGCCATCGAGCGCGGTCTGCAGCGTCTCATCGTCGGCGTCGTGAATCACGCGCAGCCGCGCCTTGATCGTCGAGAGCGGGATCACGCTCATGCGATGCAGTCCTCCAGCTTGGCGCGCGGAAAGGCGTCGAGCGCCGTCTCGCGCGTGCAATTGATGATTTCCAGCTGCGGGAACGCATCCTGCAGCTTTCGGAACTGCGCCGGCCACTTCGCGACCGTCTGCGGCGCAGCGTTGCCGGCCGTGCCCGGAGGGTGGTCGCCGTGCCAGTGCCGGCGGCCGTCCGCGGCGTGGCGGCAGTCATAGCCTAGCAGCAGCACCCGCGCCGCGCCGGACAGCGCCGCCACCGCGATCGCACCCGCGCCGCTGTTGCCGAATGCCGACCAATCCCTGCGGACCGATCGCACCGATCGCGCGCCGTGCGGGACACAGTCGCTGCCGTAGCCCAGGCACTCGCCGCGGAAGTCGCGCCGCACCTCGGCCGCGTGAATCTTCCACCACGCGCCGTCCATCGCGAAGATAGAGTCCGCCCACAGCGCGAGCCGGAACGAGGTGTTGGCCGCGATCACGCGGCGTCCTTCTTGCGCGGCTTCGCGCCACCGGCGGACGGCGTCGCAGTCGTCTGCGGTGAGGCTTGGGCCGCTGGCGATGCAGACGGCGGTTGCGCCTCGCCAGCGGCCAACGAAGGGACCGCGGGCGCGACCGGCGCCCGCGTCACGACCTTGGTCTCGTACTCGTCCGGCGACGCGGCGCGGACGAGGCCG